TATAACATTTAAGGAGCACATGGTAAAGGAGTAAGAAAAACCAAAACAGCATATTATAAAGTATCATGGGAAAGAATGGAGAGAATAAAATGATAGAAGTAATATTTGCAGTAATGCATCTTATTGGAGTAGGAATGATTCTTTTGGTGACGTTGTTCTTTGGCATCCTTGCCTGGTCTGCCGGGGACGAAAGGAAGTGAAAAGATGGACCATAGAAGAAACCGAAGACAGATGAAGTTAGATCAAGAGCAGCACTATGATGAAATGGAAAGTCATAAAGCACCGGACAATGCCGTGAAAGCATTTAAACGTCCGGCATATCAAGAGTATAGCGTAAAACAATGTCTGAGAAAATGGGGAGTTGATTTGAGTGGGAATATTGATGGACAAGCAAAGACTAAAAAAGCATAAGGGCAATAAAGAGCGGTTAAAACGACTGGAAGAGAAGATACAAGATCTATGTAGCACGGAAGCAGAAGAAGTGCTGGGGAAGGTCCGAGGATCAAGCAAAGATTTCCCTTACACCGAAGTCAGGACGTCAGTATTAATGTCTGATCCTTATGAGCAAGAGAAGATTGATAAGCAGATTAGAAAGGCGGAAGCGGAAAGGATGCTGCTAAAAGCAGAAGTTGATGAGGTAGACGAGTACATAGAGGTGATAGGGGATCCAGAGATTAAGGAGATATTTGAGCTGGCATTTGTAGAAGGTAAGAAGCAGAGAGAAATTGGAGAGAAGCTGAACATTGACAGAAGTTATGTTTCTAAAAAAATCGATGAATATTTGAAACTTTCACACTTTTCACAAAAGTAATATGTTATAATTATTCTAGAATGATTGTATCTAATCATTCGCTCTCACAAGTTTTAAATTTAGCTCACGCGAAAGCACCTTGTCGAAAAATGATGGGGTGCTTTTAGTAATGTTGTATATTGACGAAAAAGAACATTTGTTCTAAAATAAAGATACTCCACAAGGACGAAAAAGGTCACATTTTGTTGAAACGTATTGGAAAGTACGGTAAACTGTAAATAGTGTGGAAGAGCGGGTAAATTTTAAAATTTGTGGAGGAAGTATTATATGGAGTACAAGAGAGTAACAAGATTTCAGTATTATCAAATTTTGTGTAGAAAATTTGATGGGAAAAAATGGGGTAAATTAAAAACTTTTAATTTGGTTGAGTTGCTTCAAAAGCTTGAAGAAGATGGACTAGTTAGAAAGAGTATAGAATTTAATAGAATGTTAGCAAGAGTAGAGTGTTTTACGTATGATAAAGCATCAGATACTTGGGGAATACGTTTGATGAAATTAAGAGATACTAATATTCCATCTAAGGTAAAAGAAAAAGAAGAGGCGAAAGTTATAGAGTTAGAGCCGGATGAGTATATTGGGGAAGATGTTACAATGTTGTATGAAAAAGGCAGTAGCATTGCAATGATCCAGTCTAATAGATTTTCACTTAATATATCTAAAATAGAAGAGTTTTTAATGTACTTAAATGAAAATACTAATGTAGAAATCATATTGCAGCCAATAAGAGAAGAGTTTAATGATAAGAGATTTAAGAAATCCAGTTTGAAGACCATTGACATATCATTTGCAAATCTAGGATCATGGGGAAGTGCGGAATGCAATAGACAATCTTTGGCAACCATAATAGATCCGATAAAACGTTTGGGTGGGTATGTTGGTCATGTTACAATAGGACTTGGCCATGTGAAAGAAGATTCACTCAATAAGGTTGAAGCATATAATATGATTTCTGAGATAAGAAGCAATAAAAAATTTATTCGGAGCGCAAAAGTAAAAGTGAGAGATGATGATGATACCGATGTGGAAATTGTAGATTTGTTTGAAGATATTCGACATGAATTCATTCAGTTTTCGCTAGAAAGCAGAAAAGGTTTGGAATACACAGTTGCTATTACGGCAATGATTTATAAATATAGAAAGGCAAAGGAAGAATTGTATCGGTTGATTGGTTATAATGTGGAGTGATTTTGTGAGGATATTGAAATATTATTTTGAGCATTTTTATCCATATCTTTTTGCATTTGTAATAATTTTGTTAATGAAGCAATTTAATATTTGTTTTGTGAAAAATAAAAATTTCAATGATGCATTAGATGGGGGTGCCACAGTAGTAGCACTTATAATAGGATTTTTAGGGGCGATTTTGCCGGTTATTTTGGGGATGAAAAATGAATCTAAGTTTGTAAAATATGTTTTTGAAAAAGATAAAAAAAGACTTTTTAAAAAATATATAAAAGCCACTATAATAACAGGACTAGTGTCATTGTGTTTAACTATAATAATGTATTTTCATACTGATTTTATTAAGACACTAGACGAAATAATGTTTTATGCTTGGCTGTATTGGTTAGTTCTTTTTTTGTTCTGTACGTATAGAAGCTTATCGAATATGATTAATTTGATATTTTCCAATGATTCGGATTTAGAAAATGATAGATATAAAGATAATCCTAAGGAAAAAACAGAAACGGAAAAACATTTTGAGAATAAACATATATTCAAGTGATTGAGATAAGGCACCCTCCGGGGTGCTTTTCTAATGCCATGAATGGATAAGTAGGTTCAACTCCTACACATGGCTTCAGGTGCAAAGTAGCGGCTGAGACAGTCCTTAAATGATTAAGCGCGCAATCGGCTTTACATCTGATTGGTACCAAAAGCAGATATCCGCAGATCTGCCAAGTAAACAAGTAGACATGATCTATATTTAGTGTTTTAGTCCCCAAGTGCGGATAGGGGAGAGGATGTCAATAAAAGGCATCCTACGGGCGTATAGCTCAGTTGGTAGAGCGATGGTCTCCAAAACCATATGTCATCGGTTCGATTCCGGTTGCGCCTGTTGTGGACTACTGCGACCTCCTTTCATTTGGTTACGTTGCTTGGTTTTGCTTATTATGTTATGCAGTAGTCCTATAGATTAAAAGAATAAACTTGCATCTAATAGTTATATATGTTATATTTGGTGTATAACTAAGAACTGGAGGAGAGGGTTATGGATATTTTATGTAACATTTTGATAGGGTTGTTAACAGGAATTGTTAGCGGTGTGATTAGCGGTGTGATTAGTGGTGTATTAGTGACTAAACATTACCGGAAGAAAGACATTGAAAAAGAGAAAGAGAGATATTTCTTGACTGAAAAAAATCGTTTGCGGAGTATTTGTGAAGTTTTGGAAAAGATGAAAGAAGATAAAGATGTGTCTCAAGAAGAGCAATGTAATTATTTTCGGGAATTGAAAGATGTGAAGCGCAGAACAGTGAAGATGGATAGTGAATTTGAGCTGTCAAATGAAGAGTTGAAAAATAAAAAAGATATAAGTATATTGGATAATAACTTGGGTGAAGTGATCAATAAATTTGATCAAAGCGTTCACATAATGAAAATGGCTGATAAAATGCAAGGTGAAGAAATTAAAGAAGAAGCAAAAAAGAAAGTACATGACATACACAAGCTATATGAAGAAGCTTGTTATTTTCTTCCAATAGTAGAAGATATTATAGCAAAAATGGATGTTTAAGAGGCACTTCGGTGTCTCTTTTTTCTTAGAAAATTAATAGATTAGAATGTGGCAAGCATCTAGCAGAAGCTGGGTGCTCTTTTATATATAAGCCTATAAAATGCAGGAGGTAGTGATGAAGATAATCAAACAATTATTTTGTAAACATGAAAGAGTTGTACATGACAGCACGTATTTGGTCAGGCAAAAGGACGGTAGTTTTATCACGAGCCATAAATGGAAGTGCGAAAGGTGTGGAAAAATAATTCCGGGGAAGAAGTGATATGAGGAAGTTTTATGAGAGTAAGCGATGGAGAAAGAAAAGGGAACATATATTAAGACGCGACTCATATCAATGCCAAGAGTCAAAGAGATACGGGAAGTATGCGGAAGCAACGACAGTACATCATATCTATCCATTGGAAGAGTATCCAGATCTTGCGTTGATGGACTGGAATCTCATCAGTATGTCCGCAGCGCAGCATGACCGGATGCATGATAGAAAGACAGATAAGATCACGACTGTTGGATTATATTGGCAGAGAAAGAGAAGAAGGGAATTTGAAGCATGGAAAAAATTAAGATGTATAAACTCAAATGGGCAGGCAAAGTAGATGAGAGTACAAAGGAAGTTGCTGCAATATTGAAAGAAATAGTAAAGACATGTGTTGATAGCCACGCATGCGGGTATGATTCTTGGAACGTGATGTCGAATTGTCTTGGAGAGATTTTTATATCAATCGTTACGATAAGAAAGGATTCGGCATCGGACATGATTAAATGGATGGAAGAGAAAGCCGGAATGAACTTGAAGATGAAAGAGATTGAGGTATCCCCCCTCCCTTTTGAAAATTAAGAATGTCTCAGGAGAATCGGGAGAGAGGACTCTTTCCAATAGCGCGGGATTCTGAAAATAAATTTTCCGGCAGGATAGGAGGTGAGAATAGATGGCAAGATACATACCGCAAAGGCAGACGATTATTGACAGGACAGTCAAGTATATGAAAGAACTGGGAACCTATAAAGTGCAGTATAAACAGGTGATTGAGATCTACGCAGACATGATCTATCAGTATAATGTCTTAAGTAAACAGTTCGAAGAATCAGGATATGAAGTGATATTGGACACAGAGAAAAGCGGGGGTAAAAAAAGCCCTATTCTCGTGAGTCTTGAAAACCTCCGAAAAGACATAGGGACATATTCTGACAGACTGATGCTGAATGCCAAAACGTATAATGCAGAGATTGAACAGCCGAAAAAAGAGAAATCTGCATTTGCATTATTACTAGAAAAACAGCAAGGGAAGTAAATGGACTTATCCCATATTAACAGTTCGCATTTCGATACGGCTGTGCGTTATGCGGAGGATATCGCAAGCAAGAAAGTCTTAGCGAATATAGACAGAGTGCTTGCGTGCAAGAGATTTCTGGCAGATTTGGAACGCGACGATTTAGAGTTTCGCAGTGATCAATTCGATTTCGTAATTGATTTGATCGAGGGGACTATCCACCACGTACAAGGCGAGGACAAGAATGGAGTCAGCTTTAAAGGCACTCCAATGCTATTGACTGATTGGCAGAAGTTTGTCTGTGTAAATTTATTTGGATTCTTTCGAAAAGGAACAGATATCCGGCGTTTCAATGAAGCGCTTATTTTTTTGCCAAGAAAACAGGGAAAAACATCTTTTAGTGCTGCGCTTGCAGAAGCAAAAAGCATTCTGGACAGAGGGTCTGGAGCAAAGACATATATTGTTGCAAACTCTGTAAAACAGACAATGGAGAGTTTTGGATTTTTGGTAGATAATGTTGAAACTTTGCGTGGAGATGTTGATAAGCTAAGAATCCGAAACAATAACCAAGAACATTCTATCAGTATTGATTTTGGAGACGGTACTGCTGAAATGTATGCGATCGCCAACCAAGAAGATAAGTTGGACTCTTTAAACTGCAACTGTCTGATTCTGGACGAGCTGCATTCTTGGAAAAGAGCCGGGGCAAAAAAATATATTTTAATGAAAAATGCCATGAAGGCATATAGAAACAAATTGTTGATTGGTATTTCTACTGCCGGAGATATTCCAGATGGATTTCTTGCGAACAGAATCAAAACTCTACATGAAGTCTTAAATGGAACGATTACAGATAAGGCATACGATTCCTATTTCATTTTTATTTGCAAAGCAGATCAGGATAAAGAAGGGAATGTTTTAAACAGCAAGGGCGAGATCACGACACTAGACGATCCAGAAGTACTGCAGATGTGTACGCCGTCCATTGGAGTTACTGTTACAGTAGATGAACTTTTGGATGATGCAGCGCAGGCAATGAATGAGCCACAGTTGAGAGCAGAATATTTGAATAAGACATTAAATATCTTTACAAATGCTCTGAACGCATACTTTGATATTAACGAATTCAGATCATCTGATGATGAATATAACTGGTCGTTGGAAGAACTGGCAAAACTGCCGATCACATGGTATGGAGGTGCCGACTTATCAAAACTTCACGATTTAACAGCCGGCGCAATCTACGGAACATACAAAGATGTCGACATCTGCATCACACACGCTTTCTTTCCAAGGGCTGCTGCAATTAAAAAAGCTGACGAAGATGGTATCCCATTGTTTGGTTGGGAAGAAGACGGATGGCTGACAATGAGTAATACAGCGACAGTGCTTCCAGATGATATTGTGAATTGGTTTATCTCTATGAAAAAGATGGGATTCAAAATAAAGATTGTAGGGTTCGATAAGAAATTTGGACGAGAATTTTTCTTAAAAATGAAAAAGTCTGGATTTAGAATACAGGATCAGCCGCAGTATTTCTATGTGAAATCCGAGGGATTCCGACATATCGAAGTAAAAGTAAAGAATAAGAAGTTTTATTATCTACATTCGGATGCTTTTGAGTATTGCGTACAGAATGTAAGAGCGATTGAGAAAGTAGATGACATGATACAGTACGAAAAAGTAGACGGAGACGGCGGTGTAAGACGAATTGACTTATTTGATGCAGGAGTCTTTTCGTGCTGTCAGATGCTAGCGGACATGGCACTAGGGAATGTAGCAAATAAATGGCTTAAGAGAGAATAGGAGATTAAAATGGCTAAGAAAAAGAAGCAAAAGAGTATCAGATCAGAACCACAGAATAAAATATTTGTTTATCAGGGAGCTACGTTCTCTGATTTTTTATTGCCGTCAGGATACACAACGCTAGCGCAGAATCCGGAAATCCGGGCAGCGTGTCAGAAGATTGCTGATCTCGTTTCCGGTATGACAATCCACTTGATGGAGAATGGACCTCATGGAGATGTTCGGATTAAGAATGAGTTATCACGAAAGATAGACATCAATCCATATTCCTTGATGACGAGAAAGGCATGGGTTTATAACATTGTATATTCCATGTTGTTGCCGGGTGACGGAAATGCTGTTGTTCTTCCTGTAATGAGGGATGGATACATCGATGAGCTCATTCCATTAAAGCCGTCTATGACAAGCTTTGAAGAGACTCCGACAGGATACAAGATAATCTACGGCAGTGAGGAATATGATCCAAGCGAAGTACTGCACTTTGCAATCAATCCGAATCCAGAATATCCTTGGAAGGGTACAGGCTACAGACTTGCATTAAAGGATATTGCATCGAATTTGAAACAGGCAAATGCAACTAAGAAATCCTTTATGAGTGGTCAATATATGCCGAACATCATCGTGAAAGTAGATGCAGCTACAACAGAGCTTGCCAGCGAAGCAGGAAGAAAACAGATAAAAGAAAAATATTTGAAAGAATCGAAACCGGGCGAACCATGGATAATACCTGCAGAGCTGTTAGAGGTGTCTGAGGTTAAGCCACTATCTCTAAAAGATATCGCAATTAATGAATCGGTTGAGATTGATAAGAGGACGGTTGCATCACTTTTGGATGTACCGCCTTTTTTCTTGGGGGTTGGGAGCTTTAATAAGGACGAATATAACAACTTTGTCCGGACTAGGGTAAAGTCGATTGCGGATGTTTTTCAGCAAACGCTTACGAAAGGATTGATCCAGAGTCCGCATTGGTATTTTAAATGCAACTCCAAAAGCTTGATGGCTTATGATACTAAGGAGCTTGCGGAAATTGGCATGAACCTATATATTCGAGGAATTTATACGGGAAATGACGTGCTGAATTTGATTGGAGACTCTCCGAAAGATGAATTGAATGATTTGATTATCCTTGAAAACTTTATTCCTCAGGGAATGATTGGAGAACAGAAGAAATTAAGGACGGGAGGTGATGAATAGTGGAGCGAAATAAAGAAAATTTAACAAGATCGTGGAAAGCAGAATTTGAAACACGGGAAGCAGAGGACGGGAAGAAAACAATTTCTGGCTATTTCGCTGTGTTTAATTCCGAAACAGAATTGTGGCCGGGGGCTTACGAAGAAATTGCGCCAGAAGCATTTGACAGCACCATGAGCAATGATATACGAGCACTGACAAACCACGATGATACACTCGTTCTAGGTAGGACCAAAGTAGGAACTTTACGCCTCAGAACCGATACAAGAGGTCTTTGGGGAGAAATTGATATCAATGAAAATGATTCAGACGCAATGAACCTGTATGAGAGGGTGAAACGAGGAGACGTGGATCAGTGTTCATTTGGTTTTAACATTGTGCGCGAGGAAACAGACTGGCGCGATGACGGAACTGTGAAATGGACAATCCGAGAAGTTGATCTGCACGAAGTGTCTGTATGTACATTCCCAGCTTATGAGGATACAGGCGTACAGGCGAGGCACGCACAAGTGGAACAGTACCAACAGAAACAGATGGAACAGTGGCGAAGTAATGCTACAAAGAGATTGAAAGGAGAAAAGTAATGGCTTTAAGACAGTTGATGCTTGCGAAACAGATTGCAGGCAAAGAAAAAGAATTGGAAGAAATGCGTGGAAAAGACGCAGATTTTGAAACAAGAGAAAAAGAACTGGAAACATCCATCGAAGAAGCGAATACGGAAGAAGAGCGCTCGGTTGTGGATGACGAGATTACAAAGTTCACAGAAGAAAAAGAAGCTCACGAAGAAAGAAAAAGTGACCTTGAAGCAGAACTTGAGGAGCTGCGTGGGAAAATGAAGGAATATGAAAAAACACCAGAAAGAAGGGGGAAGAAAAAAGAGATGGGCAGAAGAAATGAAGAAGAAATCGAAGAGACAAGAAGTGCAATCAATGCATTTGTGAAATCAAAGGGGCAAGTAAGAGCAGAAGGTTTTAAAGAAGCGGAAGCGGGGATCCTGATTCCGGTTGAAATTCTTGCTCCGCAAGAGAAACCGGAGGATGTTGTAGATCTTAAAAATTATGTAAAAAATGTGAGCGTCAACAGTTCCTCTGGGAAATATCCTGTGATTGCGAAAGCAGGAACAAAAATGAGTACAGTTGAAGAGTTGGAGCAGAATCCGGAACTCTCAAGACCTAAAATTTCGAATATTGACTACAGTATCGCAACGAGAAGAGGGTATATTCCGATTTCTCAGGAAGCGATTGATGATGCTGATTATGATGTTACAGGACTTATTAGAGATGAGATCAACGACCAGTCTAGAAACACAAGAAATGCTGACATCGCAACGGTATTAAAGAGCGCAACGTCCAAAAGTGTTACAGGTCTGGATGGACTGAAAGATTTAGTGAATAAAGAAATCAAAAAAGTATATCCTGTAAAATTCATTGTTTCAGCTTCTCTGTACGCAGAGTTAGACAAGCTAAAGGACACGAATGGAAGATATCTGCTGCAGGATTCCATTACTTCTTCAAGCGGAAAGATGTTGCTTGGTAGAGAGGTGATTATTTTGGATGATGAAATGATTGCAGGTAAAGGAGAACTGAAGGGATTTGTTGGAGATCCGAAATCATTCTGTGCTTTTTTTGATCGCAAACAGACAAGTGTTGAATGGGTAGATAATCAAATTTACGGAAAATTACTTGCAGGTATTGTACGGTATGATGTTAAGAAAGCAGATGGGGATGCGGGATTCTATATCACATACTCGCCGGTGGGGTAACACCCGCTGACGATGTAGCCTTAATTGGCAGCGGGAAAGTTGGAAAGGCAAAAGTAGGTAAATCAAAGTAGAGGAGTAAAAATATGGCATATTCAAAAAAGACGTGGAATGATGGAGAAGTCATTACAAAGGAAGCGATGAATAATATTGAAAACGGAGTTGCTACTGCAAATGCTGGAATTCCAGTGAATGCAACAAAAGCAAAAGCTGGATTAGTGAAGCAGACGGCGTTAGTGCCGGAGGCAGCGGGAGCAAATGTGACAAAAGAGGAGTTTAAAGCTTTGCTGGATGCACTAAAGGCAGCAGGAATTATGGCTAATTCGTAAGGGTGATGGAGTTGAAGGAAACAATATTGCAATTATTAAAGTCTAGATTAGGAATCTCTACTGAAAGTAAGGATGCAATCCTGTATGCGATTATAGATGGCATACTAGATGAGTGCGAAAATGTTCGTGGAATTCAACTAGAAGAGAAACGATACAGCGATATTCTACTTGTTCTTGATTGGGCTACTTGGGCGTATAATCATCCAGATGGAGGTATTATGCCGAGAAGTATACAATTTAGGATTCATAATCGGATGATTAAGGCGGTGAACAATGAATCGAACATGGGATGAGAAAGTGGTGTTGATATCTTCTGTTAGATATGTAGAAGATGAAATCGGTCAGCAAATTCCGGACGAAACAGAACAGGAAGTTTGGTGCTGCAGAGATCAAATATCTCGGAATGAATTCTACCTTGCTGGACAGAACAATATGGAAATATCAGAAGTTCTGATTGTGCATCCTTATGAATATGAAGGACAAAGATATATCCGATTCCGTGGAAAGAAACTGAAAGTGGTGAAAACATATCAGATTAGCATGGAAGAGTTGGAATTGACTTGTACGGAAGGGGTTGAAAAATGAGCGAGAGCATAAGTGCTGATAAACTTGCAGCAGAGATTATGCGGCAGATGAGAGAGTATACGGAAGAGGCAAAGAAAGTTACAAGAAAAGTGGCGTTGAAAGCGTCGTGGGAAGCTGTTAATTTATTAAAAGAAGCAAGTCCAAAAAGCGAAGGAGGCGGTGAGTACGCTGAAAACTGGTCGCGCACAAAAGATAAGTATGATATTACTGTGTATAATAAGGGACCGACATACAGGATAGCTCACTTGCTGGAAAAGGGACACCAATTAAGACGCGGAGGAAGAAAAGTAGGAGAAGTTCGCGCTTACCCACATATAGAAAAGGTGGAGAAAGAGTGCGTAGAATATTATATAGAAGAACTGGAAAGGAGACTGTGAAATGACATTGCCAGAATTGAAAGATCAGCTAAAGTCTCTAAATCTTCCGATTGCGTATCGCTGTTTCGCAGTCGGTCAGGTGCCAGAACTACCGTATATTGTATACTATGCGGACGAAGATATTGGATTTCATGCTGATGACATTGTGTACTATGAAGAATATGCCGTCACGATCGAAGTGTACACAGGTCAGAAAGATTTGCAATTAGAGAAAAAAGTAAAGGAACTATTAAACGAGAATGGACTCCCGTATGAATCATACGAGAGTTTTTTAGATTCTGAAAATATGTATTTGAAAGCATATGAGATTGAAATATAGGAGGTTGGAACATGGCGGTACAGAAAGAAAACAAAGTAGAGTTTGGTTTGCGCAACTGTTACTACGCAGTTGCTACGATCGGAGATCTCGGAAAAGTAGAATATGGAACACCGAAGAAATTGCCAGGAGCAGTAAGTATTACATTTGACAAAAGCGGTGATCTGGTTCGCTTCAAGGCAGATGATATTGATTACTATACGAGTGCGAATAATCAGGGGTATGAAGGTAGCTTAAATTTAGCAAGAGTGCCAGATGAATTCCGGATCGAGGTTCTGAAAGAGAAAAAGACAACAAAAGGTGTGCTACAGGAAAACTCGGATGCACAGCCTGCGAACATTGCACTTATGTTTGAGTTCCAGGGGGATGCGAAAGCAACAAAGCATCTGTTTTATTTCTGCACGGTAAACCGTCCGTCTGTATCAAGTACGACAAAAGATAGTGGAGAGCCAAACACAGTGGAGCTTGCACTCGCGGCAACACCGAGACCGGGAGATAATCTTGTGAAAGCATCTACAACGGCAGAAACAGACGAGACAGAATACAAGAATTGGTATACAAAGGTATATGAAGATGCGGGGGAATAATTCCCGCTGACGATGTAGCCTTAATTGGCAGCGGGAAAGTTGGAAAGGCAAAAGTAGGAAAAGCGGAATAAATCGGGCGGTTTATTTGCCGCCCTTAATGGAGGAAGAAGATGGAGAAAACAATTTACATCGATAGAAAAGCAGTGAAATTGAAATCAACGGCAGCTTTACCGAAAAGATATAAAGCACAGTTCGGCAGAGATTATTTTGCAGACTTGATGAAAATAGCAAAAGTTTTCGGAAGAGGCACAAGAAAAAATATCGGGATCAATGATATTTCATTTACATCACTCGACCATATGGATATGGAAGTATTTTACGATATTATCTGGACAATGGCAAAGACGGCAGACCGAACAATTCCAGACCCATTGGAATGGCTGGACGGATTTGAAGTGTTCCCATTCAATGAAATCATGGGAGAGGTAAAAGATTTGCTTACAGATACAATGCCAGCGAGTAAAAAAAAATAAATGATAAGGATTCGTCCAGTGGAGAAGCGTTCACGAATGAATCTTTTTTTTATGTTTGCAGACAAGTTGGACTGACAAGTGAAGATATGGAAGAAATGACCATTGGTGATTGTTTGGACTATGTGCAGGAGTATATTGATAATCAGAAAAAGGATGAAAAGCCGACTGCGAGAAAAGCAACACAGGAAGATTTTGATAATTTTTAACGGAGGTATGAAGTGGCGAATAAGAAAATAAAAGGAATCACAATAAAATTCGGTGCGGATACAATGGCGCTCGATAAGGCTTTAAAAGATGTAGATAAAACATCCAAAAGTCTTGGAGGAGAATTGAAATCTGTAAATAGATTATTGAAGTTCGATCCAAAGAATACGCAGTTGCTTGCGCAGAAACAAGAGCTTCTAAACGAACAGATCGGGAACACAAATAAAAAACTGGATGCGCTGAAGCAAGCACAAAGTGAAGTTGAGAAAAGGTTTAAATCAGGAAATCTTGGAGTAGATGAATATCGAGAGTTTCAGAGGACAATCGCAAATACAGAGCAAGATTTAAAATCTTATACATCGCAATTGGAAAAATTAAATGATGTATCTGGAAAAGTGGCAGGTAAAATACAAAATGCAGGAGAATCTGTTCAGAAAGTTGGTGGAAAGGTAAGTGCTGCCGGAAAAGCTCTTGCACCATTGAGTGGGGCATTTGCAGGAGCAGGGCTTGCCTCATCGAAAATGAGCATGGATTTTGAGGAAGCAATTGCGAAAGTAAGCACAATTGCAGATGAAACAGAAGTGCCAATCTCTGAGCTAGAAAAAGGAATTATAAACTTGTCAAATCAGACAGGAATAAGTGCAGCAGAAATTGCAGATAACGTATATAACGCAATTTCGGCAGGACAGAAGACAGTAGATGCACTTGCATTTGTAGAAAAGTCTACGAAACTTGCAAAAGCAGGATTCGCAGATGCCGGAAGTGCTTTAGATGTATTGACCACAATCATGAATGCCTATGGGCTAGAGGCAAGTGAAGTTGGAAAAGTTTCCGATATGCTTATCCAGACGCAAAACAAAGGTAAAACGACAGTTGGAGAACTTGCATCAACGATGGGGAAAATTATCCCGACTGCAAAGGCAAACAACGTAGCACTAGATCAGATAACGACAGGATATGTTAAACTGACGTCTAATGGTGTGGCAGCGGCTGAATCTACTACATATATGAACTCCATGTTGAATGAGCTTGGGAAGTCTGGAACAAAAGTTTCTGATTTACTGAAGAAGAAAACAGGGCAATCGTTTGCGGAATTGATGCAATCCGGAATGAGTCTTGCAGATGCTTTAGAAATCGTATCAAATGGAGCAAAAGAGCAGGGACTGGCATTTGGTGATATGTGGGGGAGTGCAGAGGCGGCGAAGGCTGGGCTTGTACTTCTTGGAGATGGAGCCCAGGGTTTTAATTCAACGCTAGATGAAATGAGAAATTCAACAGGCGCAACAGAAGAAGCGCTTGGAAAGTTAGAAACGAAATCAGATGCATTTAGAAAAACATTTAATGAGTTGAAAAATGTAATGATTGCGCTTGGAGATGCTTTATTAGAAGTGCTTGCTCCTGTTATAGAAGTAGTGGTAGATAAAGTAAAAGAGTTTTCTAAGTGGTTTTCTGAATTAAATGATGAATCAAAAAAGATCATTGCTGTAGGAACCATTGTTGTAGCGGCGTTGGCTCCCGTATTATTAATTGTAGGCAAAATAATCGGAAGCATCGGAAGCTTGATTAGTATTTTGGGGTCAATAGCAGGAGCGATAGGGGCACCAGCACTGGCGATAATAGGGGCGGTCGCAGCGGTTGCGGGAGCGTTTGCTATTGCGTATGCAAAAATAGAACCATTTAGAGAATTTGTAAATGGGCTGATAGATGACATAAAAAAGTTTGCGGAGAATGTATATAACACATATATAGGTCCTGCTTTAGAGGAAGTCAAAGGTGCATTTGAAGACGCGCTATCAGCAATTACTGGATTTTGGAACGAATACGGAGAACAAATTTGGGAAGCAGTTCAGAATCTTTTTACTATACTTTCTCCTATTATTTTTGGAGCACTAGAAGGAATAGCGGGATTTGTAGATAGCACCTTGGGAAATTTGATGAATACAATACAAATTTTTTGGGAGTTCATAAAAGGATTCTTCGAATCCAATTTCGAGATTTTGAAAGGAATTATCAAGGCATTTTCTGGTTTCTTCACAGGCGATATGGAGACTATGACAAGTGGAATTAAAGATATATTTGATGGATTTTTCAAAAGCATTGAGAATGGATTTACGTTTTTGAAAGATACACTGGGTGGCATTATAAAAGGGATTGCAAATACGATCTGCGGAACGCTCGGAGGCGCGATTAATGGAGTGATTAAGGGAATAAACTGGATTTTGAATGCAGTAGGATCGGATAAATCATTCGATGAATGGAATGTTCCGAAGTTTGCAAAAGGAACAGGAGGACTCCCCAGAGATACTATTGGAGTTGTAAACGACCAGAAGGGGTCTACTTATAAAGAAATGATTATACCGCCAGACGGAAAGCCATTCATCCCGGAAGGGCGTGACGTGGTGCTTCCGATGAAAAAAGGCACAAAAATCATGCCAGCAAATCAGACAAAGAGTTTTCTAGATGGACTTCCGCATTTTGCAAGTGGAATAGGAGATTTCTTTAGTGGTAGTGTATGGGATTACCTTAAGAATCCGGGAGATATTGTCAAAATTGCGATTGATAAGTTCGCAGATCTGACAAATGCATTTGAGCCATGGATTACGGTTGCAAAAGGCGCAATTAATACCGTATTTGATAGTGTTGTAGATTTTATTACTGGGATTTTTGATGAAAAGTCGCATGTAAACTACACACCGGGAGCAGGAGTGGAACAGTGGAGAAAACTTGCGGAGCAAGCACTTAGAATGACGAATCAATATTCTGATGCTAATTTGAATTTGCTCTTATATCAGATGCAGACCGAATCTGGAGGAAACCCAAACGCGATTAATGATTGGGATATTAATGCTATCAATGGAACACCATCAAAAGGATTAATGCAAGTAATCGATCCAACATTCCGAGCGTATGCAATGCCTGGATACGATACAAATATTTGGGATCCGCTATCAAATATGCTTGCAGCGATCAGATACACCGTATCGAGATACGGAAGTCTTGCAAGCGGCTGGAATGGACACGGATATGCAGCCGGAATTGGAAATATTCATTTAAGCGATATTTTCCCAGAACTTCCAACACTCGATGTGTCATGGTTTAAAGAGGGCGGAATTTTAACAAAGCCGGCATTTTTCCAGATGTCAAGTGGTAAGGTAGGGGGCGCTGGGGAAGCGGGACCAGAAGCAATTGCGCCGATTCGAAAGCTTAAAGAATATATAAAAGAAGCAGTACTAGAGGTTGCGGGAGAAAAAGATATAAATATAAATGTATCACTAACTGTTCCGCTAGATGGAAAAGTGCTTGCAGAGGGGACTGTGAATTTTATGAGACCGCTCTTAAAGAAAAAAGAAAGATTTAATAATTTGCTTGAGGGGGTTAGATAATGGGGTTACTCACTGTTACATACAAAGGAGAGAAGTTGCCGATTAAAATTGTAAAAGTCAATAGGAATCTTTCTGCTCCAATCTCCAGCAATTTGAAAAAGATTGGAATTAGGAACGGAAAGGATTTCGATTATGTAACGCAAGAAGAAAAGCAAATCGCTATTGAATATGTGATTAATAATGGGACTGCAGAAAATTTGAAAGATTTTAGGCGGAAAATGGCGAAATTATTAACATCTGACAAGATGGGCAAATTGATTTTTAGTGATGAACCTAATCTATATTACAATGCGATTTTAAATGGTGAACCAACACTCGATGAAGAATATTTGCAAAGCAGTGGAATTATTACGTTTATCGTTCCTGATGGAATCGCACATTCGACAATTCAAAAAACTTTTCAAGCCTCCCTCAATCACGAAAGAGTAATGGAAACGACAATTTCTAACACTGGGACAGAATCTGTTCCAGTAGATTATGAGATTAAGCACAACCACGAAAATGGGTTCATTGGTATTGTATCTGAGTATGGGGTGATTCAGCTTGGACACGTCAATGAGATGGACATGGAAGAGAAGGAAAAATCTGAATATCTACTTAACTATCGGCAGGCATCACAGTATGAGGCTATGCGCAGCGGATCAGGAATATTTTTTGATCCAAGCTATGGAAAATCTGGTACGTTTGGGACGTATAACTATGATAATAAGACTTGGGTAAGCCTAGCAAGTGCCGGTGCAGGTTCCGGGTGGCATGGAGCGGCAAGAACAATAGATTTACCACCAGATCAAACTGGAATTTCCGGTTCTGCCAACTTCGCCATGCAAGGAAAAGTGTGGTTTCGTCCAACAGCGACAAACCAGTGCGGGATTATAGAGTATTGCATTGCAGACAAGAACGGAAGGCATCTTGCATCTGCAAGGATAGCGAAATGGAATCCTGTCACGGATACAGCACTACTGATATTATGTGTCAACGGTAAGGAAGTGCAGCGGATAGAGTTTAACAGCGCACTGTCAGAGCTATTCGTTCATAATCAAGGGGATTTTTACATTTCCAAATCTGGCAGAAAAATCACCTTCTGCTTTGGCGGTTTGTATAGCTTTAATATTCCAGAAATCGAGAAAATGGAAGCTAAGACTGTATCGGTATTTATCGGACAGCGGGATAATTATCCGATTATTCCGAAAATGTATTTGAATTACATTGTTTTTCGTAAGGACAAAGTAAAAACGTGGCTTGATATTCCAAATAGATACCCATCGGGGAGTATTGTTGCAATCGATGGGAAAAGCAGAAAAGTATATATGGATGGAATTCAGAGGGCAGCGGATGAAGTGCGTGGAAGCAAGTATTTTAATGTTCCACCGGGAGAAACGAAAATACAGTTCTACTACTCGGATTTTTGCACTCCACCGCCAACAATCACGGCAAAAATACAGGAGGCATACTTATAATGGAAAATATTAGAATTGCAGTTCTAAGCGCAAATGATGAGCTGCACACATTTATGGACAATGAGGCTCCTGAGGCATTGCATTACTACGAGGATGAACTGCATGAGTATTTGCAGGGAGCAGCGAACACATTCGCTTTTACAGCGATGGCGAAGCATCAGGATTCAACCTATCTTGTAGAAGGGAATAAATTAGCTTTTGTATACAATGGCAGAGATTACTACCTTAATATTATGTCTGTAAGCCGGGATGAGTATGAAGTAGAGGTGGAGGCGTTCTCTACCTCTTTTGAGCTGCTGAACGAATCGGTCGGTGAATATGATCCCGGAAAAGCGGTATCGTTTGAATCTTATTTGAATACTTTTGATCCGGAGCATTCGCTCTCACTCGGAATCAATGAAGTTTCTGAGTTGAATGTCTGGCATAAGTTTACAGGGCAAGATACCATTTTAAAAAGATTGTATTCCGTTGCAGATATGTTTCTGGCGGAATTGGAGTTTGCTCCGGAACTGAACGCGGATTACTCGTTGAAAAGGATTGTATTAAATGTATATAGAGAACACTCAGACAAGAATCAGGGAGTTGGGAAAGACCGAACAGACATCAAGCTAAGATATGGAGTCAATGTAAATGGAATCCGCAAGACAACGGATATTACAGATCTTGCAACGGCTATTAGACCAACCGGCGCAGATGGACTCAATCTTCTGGGGTTCGAGTCTACCAGAAAAGACGAGAAGGGGAATATTGAGTTTCAAACAGTAAAAAATTCCTATGATATTTGGGCAGTGCAGGCAAGAGATCGCTTCCCATCAAACCGAGTATCCTACGACAGATATATCGTACAGACAAAAGATTATGAGGAGCACGATGTAAATTCGCTGTTTTTAACTGCACTGAACGACCTAAAAAAGATGTGTGTTCCAAAAGTGACCTACGAGGTAGATGGGTATTTTGATACCGGAATCGGCGACACAGTAATGATTGAAGATGATGGGTACAATCCTACGCTTTACTTACAAGCAAGAGTTTCAGAGCAGGTGCGAAGCTTTACGGAACCGTCCCGAAATAAGACGATATTTTCTAATTTTAAAGAGCTTCAATCGCAGGTGGATACTTCCTTGCTCGATAAGATGAATGCGCTCATACAAGAAAATAAGACGTATAACTGCATGATTTTAAGCGATAACGGAATCGTCTTTAAGAACGGAGAAGGGACAACGACTCTTACAGCATCAATTACGGCGCCGGGCGCTGATTTGACTGATAAATTCGCAATCATTTGGAAAAAAGATGGTAGCGAAATAGCGCGAAAAAAGAGCATCGTTGTATCCGCTGCGGACATTGTAGGGAAAGCGGTTTATCGTTTTGAAGCAATGGAAGGCGAAAAGCTGAGAGGCTATTACGAAGTCACTGTAAGCAATGTGGATGACGGAGAACCAGGAAGCCCCGGAAAATCTTATTATACATGGATTAAGTTTGCGGATGACGGACTGGGGAATGGCATGTCTGATTATCCGGACGGCAAGCAATATATGGGAATTGCATATAATAAGGAAACGCTAGAGGAATCCAATAATGCGAAAGATTACCAGTGGGCGAGAATCACTGGGGAGGGAATACCGGGACCACCTGGAGACAATGGCGTTACCTATTATACATGGGTGAGATACGCAGATGATTTATATGGAAATGGGATGTCTGATAGTCCGAATGGGAAATATTACATCGGATTAGCTTTTAACAAAGAATCGCCAATAGAGAGCAGTGATCCGCGAGAATACCAGTGGTCTAAATACAGAGGAGATGATGGTACACCGGGGATTAACGGAGAAGACGGAAAGACAACATACTTCCATGTAAAATATAGTTCGGTTCCAAATCCTACATCATCATGGGAAATGACTGAAACTCCAAGCAAATATATCGGGACTTACGTGGACTTTTTAATACAGGATAGTACCAACCCAAGAGATTATGCATGGACGCAATTTCAGGGAGATCCGGGGCAGAATGGAATACCTGGAACCAACGGACAGGATGGCAGAACGTCTTACTTGCATATTGCTTATGCAAATAGTGCAGATGGGAATACAGACTTCTCAACCACTGTAAGCGTTGGCAAGACTTATATGGGACAGTACGTGGATTACGAGGAAAGAGATAGCGAGAACCCATATATGTATAAGTGGTCCAAGATAAAAGGAGAGGACGGTACAAACGGACAAGATGGTGTAGGCATTAGCCGAATCACGAAATATTACCTTGCATCCGAAAGAAGCGCTGGAATCACAGTAAATACTTATGGATGGTCAACTTCTATGCAGGAGATGACTCCAGAAAGAAAATATCTGTGGAGTTACGACAATATCGCTTATACAAACAGCACATCTGTAGATACGACTCCAATTATCATCGGTGTACGCGGCGAAAGTGGGGAGAATGGCATTGTTGTATCGAAAACGCCACCAGACAACCCACAAGTAGGGCAGCTATGGCAGACAGAATCCGGACAACCGATTATGCGATGGGATGGTGCGAGATGGGTGCTGCATTATATAGCTGTAGATAATCTCGATGTAAAGAAGCTGTCTGCGATTACTGCGGATTTGGGCGAGGTGACAGCCGGAAATATCTCTAACCCCAAAAAGACATTTGTCATAGATGTTGCAAACGGAACGATTACATCCAAAGCATCCGAACAAACAGGTGCTGATTATATGGTCCTTAGACAAGGATCTGTATTTTTTGAAGGAAATGATCCCGGAACCAACCGAATTAATGCGAATTATCTAGGATACGGAATGATATTTAACAATATTTCCGGTGCCAAGTCTATGCGAATGCTATACGAAAACGGCGAGATGTATCTGTATCAGTCAGCAAAAGCAGGGATTCCATTG